CGGATAAAAATGCAGCTTTAGAAGAAGAAGTATCAGTACTAAATACTAAGTTGGAAGATCAACAGAAACAAATTGATGAATTAATGGCAGTTGTACAAAGTCTATTACCAAATCAATAAATAAATATACATGGGTACATGATGTATACGTACCCGTTTTACTTAATAACTTAAATCTATATAAGGAAATAAAAAATGGCATTTGATATTTTTGCACGGTAGCGATGTTACCGTTGAAGTTGGCACATATACCGCAGGTTCTACCACTCCTGCAACTGATTTCGAAATTATCCCAGAACTAGGTGCATTCCCAACTATGGGTGCAGAAAGCGTAGTAATCGATGTAGTTACTTTTAATAGTGCTTATAACCGTAAACTACTTGGTACTAAATCAGTTCCAGATATCCCACTAACTGTAAACTATCTACCAGATAACGCAGTACATACTAAACTACTAGCACTAGCTGAAGATCAAAAACGTGCACAGTTTAAGATCACTTATTACACCGACGGTACTCATGACGAAGGATACTATGCAATCTATAATGCATTTATTTCTTCTTCTACTACTGGTGGTGATAAAGATGCAGTAGTTACCCGTGAATTCGTCCTCGCTGTAGATGGCGGTCCACTAGCTACTGGTATTGTAGAATAATAATTATAAATACTTTTACTTAGGGGGATCTATTCCCCCGTTTCACTATAAGGAATTAATCAAATGAATATTGATATGTTACGTAAGGCACTCAGTCCTAAACTAGTAAAAATTGAAGTTGAAGGAGTAGAACTATATATACACAGACCTACCCTAAAGGCTACCCCCGAATGTACATCTATCGAGAAAGTATTAGTACATTGTGTCAAAGATGAAAATGGTAATCCCGTATTCTCTGATTCAGGTCTAATTGATCTTATTGATGTTAATGAAATCGATAAATTGTTTGCCGAACAAATTTATATGAAGGTTCTTGGATTAATTACTGTGGATGATGTAATAGACAGTACTGAAAAAAAATAAGAACGGATCATCACCTGCGTTTTACTCTGAAAATGATACATAAACGCGGGTTATCCCTCGATGATATTAAAAATATAGATCCCGACTTATTCGAAGCATTGTTAGTATATGATACTTTGATTGAGCCGAACGGGGCTAGAATTGAAATGATCAAATATGCCAACCTTTGCCATACTTTACTTTTGACATCTCAGAGTCTATCTAAGGAAGGTCGCAATAAAGCAAAACTTAGTGATTGGGATTTTCTTGATATTATCGGTGATGATTCGTTAACTGCTAGGGAAAAAGTAGAGAAACGAAAAGAACAAGAAATGTTAAATCATAAAGAATCCGTTAAACGAATGGGTGAAATGATTAAACAACAGGTTCTCAAAGATAAGGAAAAAGCAAAAAATGGCAAGAAATAAAAAGAATTCAGTAGGGATCACATTAGATGCAGATACTACTGGATTTACTAAAGGTGTAAACGAAGCCCAAAGTAAATTAGAAAGTTTTGGTAAGCAGGCTGGCGGGATGGCTTCCGGTCCCCTTAATAGTTTTGCTGGTGGTGTAGGTAGACTTGCATCACCTATTGGTGCGGCAACAGTTGCAGTAGGTGGTTTAGTAGCAGTGATGAATAATCTATCATCTGCGTCAGCTAAAGCATTTGAAGTATTTCAATCGGCATCACTTAGTCAGATGTCAATTAAACAAGTACAACAAATGGCTAAAATGTATCAAGAAGTAGGTTTGACTATGGAACAAATAGCCGACCAGCAGAAAGATATAAAGGATCGCTTAGGAGATGCATTAACTAATCAGGCTGGTTCGATGTTCACTGATGTTATTCAACCATTGAAATTGAATATATTCGAATTACAAAAAATGGCAGATGCAGGTGAAGATGTATATGCAAAAATATACTTCGCAGCAAAGGCACAAGGTTTAAGTACATCCCAAATTGTTAACATGTTTGAAACGATGGGTAACGACGCAACTAAACGTTTAACAGTACTGAAAGATTTTAATAGTGAACAGGAATACCAAAATAAACTCGGTAAGCAGGTAGTAGAATTAACTGATGAACAAAGTGATGCATTCAGACGTTATAAAAAAGAAACTGATGAGATGGCCTCAGCTTGGGAAAAATGGAAGAATAACCAATTAGCACCAATAGCCGCATCACTAGCAGGTATTCTAAAAACTATTAACGAAATCAACTCAATTCAACCAGATACACCAAATCTATTAAACGTTCCAGGTAAAGCAGAGAATATTAGAGATTCACATAGACGACGTATTATCAATGCAAAAATGAATAGTGGTAAAACACTATCAGCAGATGATCAGGCGTTCTATGATGCGAATATGGACCCTAACAAGAAAACAACTAAACCAGAAGCAGCTAAACCAGTTATTCCGGTTGGTTCATCTCAGGAAGTTTTGAATAAAGGCTTACTTCAATTCCAAAGTGAGAAACAGAAGATTATTAATGAAACCGCATTAGCTAAATCTCAATATGAACAATTAAAATCTGAAATTGGTAAATCACTTGATACTGCATATGGTGGTGATAAGTCTAAACAGGCAGAGGCATATAAACAATTAGAAGAAGGTTATAAAGAGCGTTTAGAACAGATTAATAAGTCAGCTACTACGGCATCAAATAAACGCAATAAAGATGCAGAATCAGCCGCCCGAAAAGCAGAAGCAGCAGCGAAGAAACATAATGATGAACTATTGAAAGCCCAGGAAAAATGGGAAAAATCAATGAGTGAATTAGCTTCCAGTACTGCCGATTATCGCATCAAACAACATGATCGCCAGATGGCAGAATTGAAGAAATCTATTCAAGAAAGCGGTAAAGCACTTGGTAAATCAGTTGATGAAATTAATGCTAAAGTGAAAGAAGCTGAAGCTACTGCTAATCGTATCCGTAGTGAAATGTATAATTCAGCTATTGGTTATGAAGATCCAAATAAAGATTTAAAAGATGTCACTGGTGCTATTGGTGATTTTGGTAGTCTTAATCAGGATCAAAGCACTTTCTTACAAAATGCTCAAGATGACCGTTTAGGATTCAGTGCTAATCCATTTATGGTAGATAAAACCGAACAACTTAGACAGGAATTAGAGCAACGCAAGAAACTAGAACTAGAATTAAATGATGCATTAGTACAAAGCACCGAAGAACGCGTAAAACGTCAAGCTGCAATTGAAGCCCAATTTAATACGGCAGAAATGGCATTAATGCAACAAAATACACAAGCAAAACTAACAATGATTGGTGGTATGGCTGGTGATGTTGGTAGTATTCTTTCGGGTGTTCTAGGTGAAAGTAATGCAGCTTCTAAAGCAGCTTTTGCAGTACAGAAAGGTATTGCAATGGCCCAAATCATGATGAATATGCAAGTAGCACTATCACAAGCTCTAGCTACTCCATTCCCTGCAAGTATCGCGGCATATGCTCAAATTCTTTCTATGGGTGCACAACTTGTCAGTACTGCCAAAGGTACAAACATTCAAGGACAAGCCCACAGTGGAATCGAAGAAGTTCCAGGATCATTAGGCAAGGATAGTACATGGATTCTACAAGCTGGTGAACGTGTAGTATCCCGTGGTCAGAATAAGCAGTTGCAACAATTCTTAGATAATCAAGATTCATCCAGTACTGGCGGTGGTGATATCACAGTTAACGCCCCACTAATCGTACAAGGTGATGTATCTGGTGATGATAAGAAGTTTCAAGAAATGCTCAAGAAACACAGTCAAAGTGTCAATCAGGCTGTTAGAGACGCACAAAAACGTACATCGTAATTATAAAGGCTGCCTTATGGTGGTCTTTATTACTAATAAATACTTTAAACTTATAAGAGGTTATTTTATGGCTATTACATTTTCAACAGGTATTAAAGTATCAGATTTTACTTTAATCGACAAAGCACCACAATATTCAAATACTACTTGGACTGGTGCACTCATTCAGCGTAGTACAGGTGTACAATGGTTCGAATATCAATTTGCACTAAATTTCAATCCATCCGATTTACTAGAAGTACAATCATTCATTGCACAATATCAACAAGGTAAAGCCTTTGAAATGTCAATGGGCCATCTATCACAGTACAGAGGTAAACAAACTGGTGCACTGGCTGTTAAGACAGCAGTATCCCGTGGTATCTACAAATTTCAAACTACGGCAACTAATAAATTAGAAATAGGTTCTTTGATTCAATTCCGCAATCATAAGAAACTATACAAGGTAATTGCAAATGATGGTACTAACGTTTCTATCTTTCCTGCATTACAGGCAAATATTCAAGCCAATGAAGCTGTACAGTACAATGCATTGTTAATCGAAGGAACACTACTACCAGATAATGAGTACCAAATTACCAGTACTAATATCATGAAAGTACAATTTAAGTGCAAAGAGGTAGTAAGATGATCACCAATGATATTCTATCAAATAAAGATTTAGTTGATTACTTTAATCTATGCCGTGGTACATCTAAGACTAAATTGACAGTTACCGAATTATTATCATTGGGTATTCATGTTCGTTGTTTTGATATTTTACCTACTTCGATTGATCCCATTTTTTTCAATGATGGATTAAAAGATCTCAGTATTGGGGGTAAGAATTATGTTTCTTATCCCGATTTAATCACCGATAGTCTCCCTTCATTCAGTGAAGAGAAACAAATTGTAAATGGTTCGGTATCCTTTACAGTATCTAATGTAAATCAGTCTATATATATTCTTGCTACTGGTGGTGCATTCCGTGATGCAAAGGTAAACATCTATCTAACTATACTGAATCCTGCAAATGGAGAAGTTTTAGTACACGATTTAATGTTTAGTGGATTTATGGATTTTGTCGAAACTTCTATTAGTCCACTGGATGGAAAGAACGAATTAAAAATAAATCTTAATAGTGTATATAAAGCACTAGATGTACAGATGCGTACATTGGCTGCCAATTCTATCTACCAAAGCTATTTTCCCGGTGATAATTATACATCACTATTAGGTACTGTTAACTCAGGTCAAACATGGAGATACAAATAATGGATGTTTACGAAATATGTAAAAATGCAATAGAACAACCTTATCAGTACGGTCAAAATGACTGCAATATTTTAGTATTGAAAGTACTTGATTTACGTGCTGGTACTGACTGGTCTATTATTGCCGATTATGACAGTTTACTACGCGGTGTTAAACAACTGAATGAACTCGGTTTTGAAAGTACTCAAGATATTATACTTCAATACTCAGATGAGGTTACGCATCAAATTGATGGTGATATTTGGTTAAGTGAAGATAACCCCCTAAATATGGGAGTGGTTATCAGTAATCGTATGATTGGTATTGATATTGATGACGAAGAACATAAAGAATTTAAATTAATCCCATTACCAGAAAATGGGAAGTATTACAGAGTGAGGAAAATATAATGGGTGGTAAAGGTGGTGGTTTTTTCGGTGCACTAATAACGGCAGTTGCCGTATTTGCTTCCGTTTATTCTTTTGGTGTTGGTTATGCATTAATTGCAGGTATTGCCGCAGGTGCACTTTCTTTTGTTGCTTCTTCACAATTAGCAACTATTGGAAATACGCGGTTATGATGATGCTGCAACGAGTTTGAATAGAAGTACTTCCCCAGTTTCGCGGTATTCCTGTACTATTAGGTGGAGAATTACCGCATAAGAACGGTATTAATGGGGGAAGCTATATTCTATGTGGATCGATTATACCCTGGTACAATATTAAAAATGATAATAGTCAATATCTGTTTACCGAGCATTTGATTGCAATGGGCGGTACTGAAAAATATATAGAGCAATTATATATTGACGATGAACCAATTTTAGCAGCACCAATTACCGAAGATGGTAAAGTACCGTCATGGAAGATTAAGCCAAAATATCAAGATTATATACAACTAGAATGTAGATTCCGGTGGTAATTATACTGGTTCTAAATCATTACCATTACAGTATGCTGGTCCTAAATGGAATAACTCATTCCGTGGTGATGGGGTAGTATCTATCAGTACCGTAATTAAGAAAACACAAGAAAGTTTAGAAGAAAGCATTCTTATCAATGATAACTACGTTTTACAAGTAGAGATGAAAGGTTTGATTATTCGTGATTTATCGGACCTTACTATGAAATGTTCATCTAACCCACCTTCACAGATTTATGAAGTTTTAACTAATAATATCTGGGGTATGGGGCTTGATCCGGCATTAATTGATTTAGATAGTTTCCGTACCATTGCACAGTACTGTAAAGATAACAATTATTATAGTAACGGTAACGTTTCATATAATGATTCATATAAGAAAACTATCGAAAGTATTTTACAGACTTTTGGCGGTTTTCTATATATCAATTCGGGAAAAATCCATTGTGGAGCCGAACGTAAAACATTACCAGTAATGACATTTAATGAATCTAATATTATTGGTGAAGTTAAAATTACTTCAAGTGGTTCAAATTCTTATTGCAATACAATTGATGCAAAATATACTGCCGTTGGTAATAAGTACGGGAATGATGTAGTACGTTTCCCTTCCGATATTAAAAATGATCCTACTATTACTCGTGATGGTCGTGTCATTGCTCAGGCATTAGATTTTAGCTGGATTTATGATCAAAAGCAGCTTGCAACATTTGCAAACCGCGAATTACTTAAAATGAAGTACACGACTAATACAATCAGTTTCACTACTTCCGATGCTTGGAATCTCGAAATAATGGATTGTATTAATATTAGTCTTACCGAACCTGGGATCAATGAGAAATACCGAGTTATACAGAAAGATATTAGTACAAAGCAAGATTCTATGGGTATTATTACAGTAACTGCCGTAACGGCAAACGATGGTATCTATGATGGTAAAGATCCTGGTATATGGTCCCCATCGGGATCAATCGAAAAGGTACTAACTGTAATTCCACCAAAAAATCTGACTGTTACACGTTTGGGTACTGTCACAAGTGGTAACGTAGTACAAATGGAATGGGAAGCAAGTACCGATGGTTATCTTCGTGGTTATTATATCTACTACCGTAAGTCTGGTGCACAAAACTGGACAATGGCAGGGCAGGTTCCCGTAGGTCAGTTAAGCTATAACTTGTATAGTCTAGATCCAAATCAGAATTATGATTTCCGGTGTCGCAGGGTATAATAATTTAGGTTTTGTTAGTCCAAAAGTTACTGTAGATGGTCTAGTACCGGAGGTTGCATTCGAGTTACCTGCAATTACGGGCCTACGTCTGGTCAATGGTAATTTAGGTGCATACGAAACTGATACAGGTGATTTTAATATTGCATGGGATAGTCAGAAGAATATTATAGTTAAAGGACGTCCATTTAGTGAATATTTCAAATATTATATTGTTAATGTATATAATGGCGAAACATTACTGAAAACGTACTATACACAGAATACTTCATTCGATTTTACATTTGCAATGAACGAAACTAAATGCCGTAAACCAACTATCGAAGTTATTGCACAAGGTTATAGTACTGGCATCCGTTCGCTACCAGTTTCTATAACTGTTGAAAACAAGCAATGTCGTATGCCTCTTAATGTTGGTGCTACTGGCGGTTTTGGTAATATCTTTGTTTCATGGAAAGAAAGTACCGAACGCGATTATGCAGGTGCAATTATTCAAGTTACAAGTGCCGTTAATACACAAACTTTTATCTCAAATAAACCAGAGTTTGATAGCTTTGCCCTATCAGATGGTGAATATAAAGTTAAAGTTGCATTCTTTGATATTTTTGGTGTAGACGGTGTTACCTATTGCCCCGAATTTACTGTATCACTTAACAGTAAGTATGTGTTTACCGAAGAAGATGCCAATGCCATTAATGATGTACTGAATCTCGATAATCGTTTATCTCAGACATTGACCGATGCAATTAATACGGCTAATGGTTATGCAGATACTAAGGTAACTGTATCAGAGAAAAAACTAGATGATAGAATATCGGCAAGTGAAGTAACATTGTCTACTCAAATTGCTACTGTCGATCAGGCGTTATCACAAAAGATAACTGCCGTCGAAAGTACAACCAATGAGAACAAGGCTAATATTACGTCACTAACGCAGACAGTTACCGATAATAACACGGCACAAACTACGGCGATTAATCAGCTAAAATCAAGTACTGATAGCCAGTTTGCATCTGTATCTCAAGAGATGAGTACAAAGGCAAGTAAGAACTCTGTAAATAGTTCATATACGCTTGCATGTAATGCCAATGGTACAGTAGCTCGGATTTAAATTAATTGCAGATGGAGTTACTAATACATCGGCTGTAATATTTGCCGCGAACAAGTTTATCATAAGTGGGGCAGATACTGCCGTTGTTGGAGGTACAGCACCATTCACCGTAGTAAACGGTACTACCTATATCAAGACTGCGATGATTCAGCAAGGTTCAATCCGGTACTGCATACATCTCTGATGCCGCAATTACAAACTTGAAGCTCGCCAACGGCAGTGTTAATACAATCAAGATTCAGGACCGGAACTATAACCACAGCGAAGATAGCCCAAACTATTAGTAGTACAAACTACGTAGCAAATAGTTCTGGATGGATGATTGATAAGAATGGTAATACTCAGTTTAACAACTGTGTAGTACGTGGTACAGTCTATGCATCTGGTGGATCATTTACGGGTGCCGTTACGGCAACCAGTGGTTCATTTAAAGGTACGGTAGAAGCCACCAGCTTTATCGGTGACGTTACGAATATGGGTATGGGTAAATCCTGGTCCTCATCTACGGCAGCTAATAACTGGACAGGTACACAAACTGTAACTTATAAGGATGCAGGATCACTAACCAACAAGAAATCGGTAGCAGTGTTTATATCTGGCTTTTGTTCTTTCCAATCATCTAACAGTGTGAAAATAGCAACTGTAAAGATGGTTTGTAATGGTCAAACAATCGAGCGTAACTACTATAACAGTACTGCTACATCACTAGAGTTTTTTGATGTATTTGGATTCCAGAACGTAACAGCTAACAGTGTGGCATGTCAAATTACGGTATCATTAAGTAGTTTGCTAAGTAAGTTCGAAATCCGTGCACCTATTATGTTAATTACTCGCGGTACTGGTACATTCTCAGTTTCCTAAATAATAAGGCGGTGATATTTTACCGCATATTATTATAATAAATTAAATAAGGATGTGTGTATGGATCTGACATTAGTCGGTATATTCGCTACGTTGTTTACTTTTATGGTGCGTTATGCCGTAATTAAACGACGAGAAGCGGTACAGCTAGAAAGTCGTATCAAGCAGTTAGAAGTGAAGTTAGAAGCGTTAGAAGCACGTACAGAAATGTTAGAAGATGATGTAAATGAGTTGATGAGAATTCACAATGAATTGACAGATATCAAGTCAGATTTAAAGCGTGTTCTAAATGTAGTATCGAAGTAATAAAAAAGGGAAACCATTTTCGGCTTCCCTTTCTTTTTTATTTGTTTTTTAAATCTTTGATCATTGCATCTACTCGATTAGGTGTCTGACCGATACCATAGACTATCTTTACATTGTTTAATTGCTTCAGCGTAATTCTTATCTTCAAGTGCTTTGATCATCTTCTTAAACTTCTTAACTCCTGCCAATCCTAACTGGAATACCATAATGATTAGAAATTCATTCCAATCAGACGGGAGATCAATCTTAAGTGATTTTACGCCTTTTTGTGCAATGGCAATATCTGCCTGTAATAACTTTTCAGCCTGTAGTTCATCAATACCATTGGGGAAAGATTCACCACTTTTGAGTAAGTGACCATAACCAATTGTGGGATAACCTAGATGGTCTTTGTATACGTGGAAACGACCATAGCGGAATGTACCAATATGTGATTGATACTTTAAACTACCTTCATAATCTTTTAGTTTTTGTTCTAATGTCATAATAAATACCTTTGAGTGTTAATTAATTATAAGGATATTTATCATGAAAGAATGGCAATTTAATAACCCCGATACATGGGAAGAATCAGATGTAGTATCTGGTGATTATAATTCATTTGTTTATATCATTCGTTTCGAAACAGGTGAATCA